GTCCAAAAGATGGGCACACGATCAGATCGAAGCTAAAGAGCATATCAAAGACAAGAATGCTAAACGTGGATTCGTCACTACCGAAGACAAGTTTGTAGGCCGTAAAAAAGCCGCCAAGATTGCTAAACAAGCAGGACAAATAAAGGATAAAGATATCAAGAAGTTACATTCTTCTGACTTGCGTAAGGCTGGAGGGCTCGCAAAAAAGAAGATCAAGTAGTAAACTAGTAGACCCAACCAAGAGGATAAAAATGAAAATTAAGTTACAAGATATCGTTATTGATAAAGATACACAAAGCCGTGACATAGTGGATGAATCAGTCGTCCATGAATACGCAGAGAAGATGGAAGGCGGTGAGAAATTCCCGCCTATCGTGGTTTTTAATACGGATAGTGGCTATCTCCTAGTAGATGGATTCCACCGTTACTTTGCTTACCTATCATTAGGCGCAGAAGAAGTAGAAACAATCGTCCACAAGGGCTCAGAACGTGACGCAGAGAAGTTTTCTTGGGGAGTTAATGATAAGCATGGTTTGCCCCGTTCTAACGCAACCAAGCGCCTTATAGTGCTTAAGATTATGGATGATCCTGAGCATGCAGACGAGAACGATAGAGAGATTGCCCGTCTTGCTAATGTATCGCATACATTCGTGCAAAATATCCGCAAGGAAATAAACCGTCCTAAAGCTGAGAAACCAGTAGAGAAACCAGCAGATAAGCCAGTCAAATTAAATACAGTCGTGGAAGCCCCGTTAGAGGAAGACCACATGCTGAAAGAATTAGCAGACCTGAACGCAGAACTACATCAAGAGAATCAAAAATACAGAGATAAAGAGATGGTTCTTTCAGGGGATCAGAAGGTTACGGAGGAGACAATCGCAGATCTTCGTAAGCAGATCACCGTCTTGGAGATGGAACTGGCCGCAGTAAAGACCAGTCGAGATCAAGCTATGGCGGAGAATGCAGAGCTAAAGAGATCAATTGCGTCATACAAGCGCAAGCTAGACCGTTTAGAGAAGTAAGGATCAACAATGCTTAAATTACGGCCTCATCAGCAGGACGTAGTTGATAAGCTATCCGAGGGATTTAAGGATCACCGTTGTCAGATCCTTTATGCTCCCACGGGGTTTGGTAAAACTGAGGTAGCTATGTCTATCATGCAACAGGTGGCTAAGAACTATAAAAAGACCGCCATTGTATTAGATAGGGTAGTCCTCGTTGAGCAGACCAGCTTACGACTAGGTAAATACAAGATAGATCACGGTGTCATCCAGCGAAACCACTGGAGGTATCGTCCCAGCTTGCCGATTCAGGTATGTTCCGCACAGACTTTAGAGAAGCGGGGCATCATTCCTGATATAGATTTGCTCATCATTGACGAGTGCCACATCACCCGCCGTAGAACGGTAGAGTTGATTAAGAATAATCCGCACATCAAAGTAATTGGATTGACCGCTACCCCATTTACGGATGGATTAGGCAATATCTATACGAATGTAGTCGGTGCTCTGCCAACTGGAGAGTTAATCGACAAGGGATGGTTAGCCCCTCTGAAAGTCTTTATCGCTAAAGAGATTGATATGACTGGAGCTAAGACTGTTGCCGGAGAATGGTCAGCAGACGAGGTTACAGAACGTGGTATGAAGATCACAGGAGATATCGTTTCCGAATGGGTTAAGAAAACCTATGAGATATACGAGAAGCCCGTTAAGACTATCGTATTTTGTTCAGGTGTCGACCATGGTAGAGACTTGGAGAAAGCATTTAAGTTAGCAGGACATAACTTTGTATCCATTTCATACAAGGAAAATGATGAATTTAAAAGAGAAACTATTCAGGAGTTTGCGAAACCTGATTCGCAGATCCAAGGACTTATTGCCACAGATATTCTCACTAGAGGTTTTGATGTTAGTGACGTTCTTATCGGTGTTAGTGCAAGGCCTTTTCGTAAATCCTTTTCGAGCCATGTTCAGCAATTAGGCAGGATCATGCGTCCGCATGCGGGTAAAGAGTTTGCCGTTTGGCTAGACCATGCGGGTAATTACCTACGTTTTAGGGATGCTTGGGATCAGCTATTCGATCATGGTGTCAAGGAATTAAAGGACGGAACTGAGAAAGCACGGAAAGAGCCAACTGTCAAGGAAAAAAAAGAAGCAACATGCCCAGCCTGTAAGGGTTTATGGACTTCTCTTAATAATATTTGTGATGAATGTGGCTTTGAAAGAAAGAGCCCAAGTGCGATAATAAATGTGCCGGGTCAGCTTACAGAATTGCAAGTTGCAAACCGCAAACTCGTCATAGACAACCAGCAGTTTTACTCTGAGTTGATATCTTATGGAAAGGCAAAACAATACAAGGATGCTTGGGCAAAATATAAATACAAAGAAAAATTCGGAGTTGAGCCGTCAGGGTTAAATCGCAATCCCCTGCCACCATCTCCACAGACATTGAGCTGGATTAAATCACGATTGATTGCGTATGCCAAAGGAAAGAGTAAGTAATGGACTTCCATCAATTTGCAGAGATGCACGGATTATTAATTGACCACCTAGTCACTGATCGCTGGACAAGAGTTCCGACAATAGACAAGCCAAGAAAACGAAATGGTAGTTATATATGGGATGGTCAATCAGGTGCGGTAAAGAATTGGGCAGTCCACGATAAGGCAATATCTTACAAATCAAAAGAGTATAAGTTTGATCCAGACCTTCAGGCTAAAAAAAAGAAGCAAGCTACGGATCGTTTAGCCCGTCAGGAGAAAGCTAAAGATAAAGCCGTATTCATACTTGAAGCGTCCGTCAGCCAGCCTCATCCTTACCTAGCGAAAAAGGGATTTAAGACTGGCACAGTATGGCGTGATCTATTGGTAGTTCCGATGATGTTGGACGGTAAAGTAGTAGGATGCCAGCTTATCCAGCCCGATGGCACGAAGCGGTTTCTGTCAGGGCAGATTACTAAAGGTGCGTCATTCAAGATTGGAGACGGCATTGATGTGCTATGTGAGGGATACGCAACTGGATTGTCCGTCCACCGTGCTATCTCCGCATTAAAGATTAAAGCTAGAGTTCATGTATGTTTCTCTGCACAGAATATGCTAGAGATTGCAAAGGAATGCGAGAACCCAATAGTGATTGCCGACAATGATCCCGTTGGGATTCGGATTGCTAAAAAGATTGGCAAGTATTGGGTCTCGGATGTAGAAGGTGAAGACTTCAATGATGCGGAATTGAGACTCGGCACTAAGTCTGTCTGCCAGAGCCTCAAATCACTAATCAAAGGTCTTTAAATAAATCGTTCCACGCTGGGCTATGGAGCAGAACTTCTTTCGTAAGTCTCCTTCGTCCGTCTTCATGTGGATAAATTCATTCTCAGCCAGCCATAGTAAAGCCCTATGAGCCGTTGATGCACAGCATACAAAGCAAGATTCTGCCTCCTTGATAATTTTGGAGACGATCGGCTTCTCTTCTCGGCTTACCATGTCGAGAATAATCTCCGCCTGATAACTCATCTTTAGCTGTCTGCGTTTCTGATATCGTGTAAATGGTCTCACGCTTTCTCCCTCATTTCTTTTACTTCGTCAATCCAGCCTGAGATTACATCCCAGCATATGCCGACTTCACAATCATGATATTTATCCAGCAAGCGTAATACTTCTCTTGCTTCGTCATCGGTGATCTCATCGTCTTCATTCTCTTCTCCCCAGCCCGTTGCACAATCTTGGATGTCTGATATATGCCACCAGCTTGCCAGCCAATCAGGGTTAGTTAATCGCACAATGTCCTTAGCATCAGGGATCTTCTGTCCTTCAGGTAAATCAATCTCAATCATGACTTTCATACGCCCTCCTCGATATAGTCTCTTAAAGTCTCTATGGAATCAATTACGCAAGAATCAGCACAGGATAGCCATTGTTCAATCCCTTCGTAATACTGCTTATCCATGTAGCAAACTTCGCCATAAACATCAGCCATTAAATCTTGAGCCGTCTTTAATTTTTCCATCATCTCTTCTTTAGTCATTCTCGTAATCTCCTCTTAATTGATCGCACATATCTTCCATACAACATAAACAAGTAGGGCAAAACTCAACGGGAATAATCCCAAATTCGCCCGCTATACCGCCTTCATCCTCTAGTGAAAATTCACAACTGCATACAGAGCATTTATTCATTCGTCTATCCTTGTGCTTAATACGGGCAAGATAGGATGTCTGCCATCGCTAGTCCACAATGCTCCAGCATCGTTGCCTTCATCATCACGACTAGGATATAGCCAAAGCCCGTTATCCAATAATATGCAAATTGGACGATTATCCCAGCCAAAATCGCCCGCTTCCTCTTTGCTCATGTATTCGACCTTAACGATCTTATGCCCTACTAATAACTGTTTGCCAATATCATTCCAGTTCATACTTCCTCCTGTGCTGGTTCAAATTTAGGTGTGGTGTATTCTGCGAGCATCGCCGTCTCTACTTCTTGGATTACCTCTTCAGCCTGCAATAATGTTTCTTTGTCGTCCTCATAGCAAGAATCTGACGGCTCCATATCATCTACATGATATTGGGCTAGTGTTATGGCAAAGGTCAATCTGTGCCATTGTTCTTTAGTTAATGTAATCATGCTTCCTCCACTTCATGTCCTACGGTTTCTGAATAACTGGTGCTAATACTGTCCGCCTCTTCCATTTCAAAATACTTATCCAATGCTATGTCGTATGCTTCCTCCTTGCTTTCCGCTTCGATATAGTAGCCATGATCCTTCGTTGATTGCTCTGTAAATACTACAAAATATTTAGTCATACTTCCTCCTCTTTAGTTGCGTTTTCCCATGCTCCAACTACTGTGTCATAACTGCAAGATAAATCAACGTCCGCCGTCTTTTCCCATGCTTCCTGTTCAGAATCGGCTTCTATCTCATAAAAATAATAGACTGGTTGCACAAATTGATATTTCATTTCTCTTCCCCTTGTAAGTTAAAAACTGGTTTACTCCAAATCTTCCCATTCCATGACATATAGCCATAGAGTTTGCCGTCCTTATAAACTGCTGGACTTCCCCAATCCCATGCTTTAAGCCCGTTGTCTGTCTGCCAGCGATACACTAGACGAACCAATCCTCTACGGTTGTCTGCCGTAAGGGTTCTAGGTTTAATGCCTTTTGGTTTTATTTGAAACATCAACCCTCCATTTCTGTTATCAAAAATCCTTCGCTAATGATTGATCCAACTTTTAACGGCTCGCCGTCCATGTAATAAAAAATGCTCTCGTCTATGCCGTCCTCCAGCCCGTCCCATGAATCTAGGGCAATACTTACCCCAAGAATATGATCGGGATCGTCCAGCCAATATCCTTCGCAATTCACAATGTCATATTTCATCATTCCTCCTCTATAAGATCGCATTCCTCGCAAATAAATATAGGTGCTTCGTCTATATCTAGTTTGCCCGTCTGCCATTGTCTAAATGCCTTCATGCTGGCATCTTTGGCGTTGTCTGCTTCTACTTCCACATATTGGTGAATCTCTGCTAATACATAATATTTAGGCATAATTCCTCCGTCTGTCTGCCAGTGTCATTCATCTTTATTGAAAGCGTTGCAAATAATCGTAAACATCACCCAAATTAAATAAAAAGCGAAAACGATTAGGGAAAACCCTAATAATTGCTCGCTGGTGGTTGATACGCTATGAACGATGTAGTCTATTCTTGTCATATTTTCCCCTTTAGTTCATACAATGCGGATAATATGAGGTCAATAGTCCTCCCATATTGCCCGCTATCGTTTATGGCTTGTAAATCGTTCAGGCTTGCTACAAGCGCCTTTTCTATATCAGTCATTTAAGACCCCCCTATTTAATTGGTTGATACATTCCCGCAATATGTTGCCCGCCTGTTCCCTGTATAGGTCATGGCATAGCGTAAACGGTGAGCCCGATACCCTGATAGCATATTGAGCCCTCGCCAGCTTTGCGGACATAATCCGCCGTTCTAAAAAGTTCATTTGAGCCCCCTATATAGTGCGATAAACTCCGCCACCTGTTGAGCCGTTAGAATGCCTTTACCGTAAGCCCTAGCAAGCGTGTAATGTGTCCATTGTTCCCTTGTCATAATTCCCCCAATTTTTGTTTAATGGTTTCCGAGGCGTGTATATAGATCAAATCCATATACGGTTCTATCATCTGCTCTTCTATTTCGTCCAAAAATGCGATCATTTCTGCCCGTGTGGCAAGCCCGTCTATTTTGGTATCAATAATGGCATATGCCCTATTTAATGCGTTGATGTGCTGATTAATCATATATCCTCCTGTTAAAAAATATATTTCTCAGGAACGCCAGCTTCCCGCTTGCAATCGTTCCATTGTTTATTTGCTCTAAAGTTGGCGATCTTCCATACCTTAAGCCAATCCTTGAGCCCGTTATCGTGGCAAAAATCCCTGATAGCCTCTTTTTCGTTCCCGCAAAAATCTCTCGTGTTCAAAATAATCTCTACGGCGTGGCTGATACTGTTTTCTGCTATATACATAATTCCTCCTATTATTTGGCAATCTCAAAAAAACAATGTTGGCATATTGCGTCCAATCCCGCCTCATGCATATGCTCTAGGGCTCTTTCTTGGCGTGGCGTATGCTCGCCCCATTCAATAGCCCAAAATAGATCAATGCTCGATTCAATCGCCCCGCACTTATCGCATTGGTTCAAGCCTTCCGCTAGCTGGTCGTCTGTTATTTGTGCGAATGTTTCCATTATTTGCCCCCGTTTAATAGTGCGTTTACTAGATCAATGGTTGATCTATAAGCCATAATATGAATATGCGGGTCGGTCAATCCCTCAATAAATGCGTCTGCTTCTGATTCAGAATTAAAAGCCCGCAATAATTCCTGATTTGTCCATGAGTTATATCCCTTTGCTATGTATAGTTTTTTCATGCTAGAGCCTCCGTTATTTTTGCGATAATTTCGGGGTGTTTTGTTGTATTGGGTGCAACTACGGCAAAATACCGTTCTCCAATCCTTGCGTGGTATTCGTGTAAATTGCCCGTCAATGCCTCCATTACATAAAAAGATTCGGAATTGTTGCCTCTAGTCCATTGGCATGGTGGCAAAACTTCCAGCATATCCAAAAATAATTGCCGTGTTGTTTCTATTGCGGGCGTTCCCCGTTCCGTTTCCATCTTCCGATAATCAGAAAATCCCGCCTTGTTTAACTCGCCTCTAGTGTTTACTTGTTGCATGATTCCTCCAATGTTTTGTTGATTTCTTCGCATAATTCCCGCAAGTTGTAAGAGGTAAAAACAATCCCGCCTCCAAATTGTTTATTGTGGAATTTTCTCCCGCCTAATGGTTTTGCCCTTGTAAGCGTTAAATCATATAAACGGCTAACCCTATCCATTCCCATATATCCATCTAAATCGCTGGTAGTGGTAAGACTGAGAAAATGGCATACGAAGCGGGGATTCCCGTTATTCGTATTGTTTACCCGTTGAAAATCATCTTTTGTAATCATAATTTCCCCTTATTTGATAAGTAATGAAGCAAAGTGAAATAAAACATTCCCAATAACTACGGCAACATATACGGCGCAAGCCGTTAAGCCTAAATTAAAAAGCCAATCCAATTTATTAAACATAAAAACCCCCTTTGGTTGATAAGACATTACTACTAAAAAATACCATCATTAGGATTGTATATTAGTCCTATTGATAGGCTTGTCAATACCTTTAACGGTATTTTTTACTAAAAGTTTATAGGGACTTTCCCTAATGTATATTCATACAGTATCAGGGGATTGCTCCCCCGTTCTGTTTAATGGAAGTTAGTTGCCTTCCATTGGTCAAAATGCTTAACCATAGCACCGGCAACAATCAAAGCCCGTTCCCTGTTAGCGGTTGGGAAGATCTCCAGCACCATATTAAAAGCCCGTTTTAATCTCTCGGCTTCATAATCCCGCTTATCTTGCTCGGCTTGTTCTGTTGCATTGTGTTGGTTTACTTCTAAAGCTAGTAGTTTTGTATTCAAGATTGAAAATTCTCCGTTTAATTTAAAGGTGCTACATATATAAGACGATCCAAGTAGTAAAACCTTAGGGCATCTCTACCAATAAAGACGATTAAAAACGGAAAAAGTCAGGGCAATTCATCAATTATTTTTGATAACTGTATAGGCATACAGTAGTTGTGCTATCATATTCCCTGTTTATACCCTAGTTATAACCCTGAACCAATGACAGAAAACACAAAAAAGCCCGCTAATAAGTTGAAGCTAAGTAAAGCAGATATAAGGGAAGGATTAAAGCAAATCCCAGTAGAGCAGATTCTTACAGGATCAGGTAAGAAAGGCTCTCTCACGCATAAGCAGAGAGAATTCGCCCGTTCTGTTGCACTAGGAGAACCAAAGGCAAAAGCATATAGAAAAGCATATAACAGCAAAGGGAATACAAATACAGTAGGAAGCGAAGCAAGTAAGCTAGCAAGTATCCCCAAGGTGTCCCAAGAGATAGAAGCGTTCCGCCTAGCAAATGAAGCGATGGAATACCTTAAAGCAGATCGTTTAAAGGCTCTTGTTATCCATCAACTTACCCAACATGCCCTAAATGATGAGATTCCGCCCGCATCACGCATACGTTCGCTGGAGTTATTAGGTAAATCCGCAGAGGTTGGGCTATTCGTAGAACGCAAGGAGATCACAACCATATCAGCAAGCCAAGACGCTAAGGCTAATCTAATGGCTAAGATCAGGGAAGCCATGAAGCGCAACGCAATAGATACTGATTACAAGGAAGCCGAGAGCTTGCTAGCAGAGATCAGACCCGCCACCCCAGTTGAAAACGCAGAATCAGCGACCCACGCTACCGGCACCCCCCAAAATCGACCCGACGACCGTGGGCCATCCATGCATAATATTCTGCGCACCCAATCCAAAGAAAATGAACTGGCAACGTTGCCAACTTCCAGAAACGACATTAACAATGATTCGCAAGTCATTGATTTACAAGGGGTACCCCCATCAGAAATTTCAGATGTAGAAGAAAGTCCGTCTGCGGAAAACACCCCCCATGCAAAAAATACTGAAAATAGTGAAAAAAATATATGAAAAATTTTGAAGAGTGGAAAGCTGACCTAGACGAAAAGGTGTCTATGTATGATGCTCTTATAGAGCAAAAAAAGTTAGAGTTGGGGGCCCTAAGAGCGATACGGGATTCGTATGCCATAGCTTCTTACCCCGGAGGAAAATTAAGTAGAGCCAGATACGAACCCGGCATGGAGGATTGCGGTAAATGACACAAGTATGGCAACCGGGAATTCCTATGCGTTTTCGTACCGCAGAAGATGGTACAAAAGTTCTCCAACAAGTTTGGTGCCAATGGGTATTAGGTCCAGAAGAATGGGTGCAAACAAAAGAATACCGTTGGGAAGATGTTCCTACTGATATAGAGGATAGAAAGTATTGGAGCAAAGAAGAATGACACCATCGCAAAGAGACCTATATAACGTGATTGAGAACTTTTGGAAAGAATACGGGTATGGGCCGTCTATTGACGAATTGTTAATGCTTACTAACCGAAAGGGTCGAGGGAATATTCAAAGAATGATAGACCGACTCTGTGAGCTGGGGCACTGTAAGCGTATACCAAACCTAGCAAGAACGGTGCGGCCAAAACACGTAAGGATCCGTGATGGAATTTGAAAAACTGTTAAGCCAGCTTCCTCCCGAAGATCAAGCCGAGATTTTAAAAGCCGCATCTGAATGGATGGATTCCGAAAAACGAGAGCTCGGCCAAGAGAAGTTTATGGCGTTTGTTCACTCTATGTGGCCCGGATTTGTGGATGGTCGCCACCATAAAGTCATGGCGGAAAAGTTTGAGGAGATCGCTAGCGGAAAACTGAAGAGGCTAATCATTAATATGCCTCCTCGACATACTAAGTCCGAGTTTGCATCCTATATGCTGCCGGCATGGTTCTTAGGAAAGTTCCCCAATAAGAAGATTATTCAGTGTTCAAACACCGCAGAATTGGCTGTGGGCTTTGGACGTAAGGTTCGTAACTTAGTAGATTCGGAGCAATATGGCAAGATATTCCCAAACGTCCGCCTTCGGGCTGATTCTAAAGCTGCTGGTCGTTGGAGCACTAATGGTAACGGCGAGTATTTTGCTATTGGTGTTGGCGGTACTGTTACGGGTAAGGGTGGCGATCTTGTCATTATTGACGACCCGCACTCGGAGCAAGAGGCCGCTTTAGCAGCAACTGACCCTGCAGTTTTTGACAAGGTGTATGAGTGGTACACCTCTGGTCCACGTCAGCGTTTACAGCCGGGCGGTGCGATTGTCATCGTGATGACCCGTTGGAGTCTGAGGGATTTGACCGGAAAGATTCTCAAAGCGGCGCTAGAGCGTGACGGAGACGAATGGGAAGTTATCAACTTTCCTGCAATTTTGCCCAGCGAAAAACCCCTATGGCCTGAGTTCTGGAGCTACGAGGAACTTTGTGCACTGCGTAACGAACTACCCCTAAACAAGTGGCAGGCGCAGTATCAACAACAACCGACATCCGAACAAGGAGCGATTGTTAAGAGAGAATGGTGGCAGGAATGGGAAGGCGATCAAGCCCCGCCATGCGAGTTTATTATCCAATCATGGGATACGGCATTTACTAAAAATGAACGTTCTGACTATTCAGCCTGTACGACTTGGGGCGTATTTTATAAAGACGAAAACCCTAATGATGCGCACATAATCCTGTTAAATGCATTTAAAAGACGCATGGAGTTTCCAGAATTAAAAGCCACGGCATATAGAGAATATAACCAATGGCAACCAGATTCATGCATTATCGAAGCAAAAGCTTCTGGTGCTCCGTTAGTTTATGAACTGCGCCAAATGGGCATACCGGTGCAGGAGTTTACGCCAACCCGTGGAAACGATAAAATTATGCGTGTTAACTCAGTATCAGATTTATTTGCATCTGGAAAAGTATGGGCTCCAAGAACCAGATGGGCGGAAGAAGTGGTCGAGGAAATGGCGGCATTCCCTAATTCTGACCACGATGACTTAGTGGACTCCGCAACCCAAGCATTGATTCGTTTTAGAAAAGGCGGTTTTGTCCGTCTGCAAACTGATGAGTGGGATGATTATGTACCAAGAAAAAAGACCGCTTATTACTAAACTCAGTTAGAATCACAGTATTCATATAAGGATCAAATATGGCAATCGACAAAGCGCTGTACTCAGCACCAAAAGGAATTGAGGCTCTTGCGGACGAAGAATCTCCTCTGGAAATTGAAATTGTTAACCCAGATGAAGTAACCATTAATAAAGATGGTTTAGAAATTGTCCTCCAACCAGAGGCCGAAAGTCCAGAAAAATTTGACGCTAACTTAGCGGAATTTTTAATGGAAAGCGAACTCCTTCAAATTTCTGGTGACTTGATTGGTGACTTTGATGCAGATATTGCCGCACGTAAAGACTGGATCCAAACTTACGTTGATGGCCTAGAGCTCCTTGGTTTAAAGATCGAAGAACGTGCCGAGCCATGGGAAGGCGCATGTGGCGTCTACCACCCACTTTTGGCTGAAGCTTTAGTGAAGTTCCAAGCTGAAACCATGATGGCTATTTTCCCAGCACAAGGTCCTGTACGCACATTGATCCTTGGTAAAGAGACTCCTGAAAAGAAAGACTCTGCCCAGCGTGTTCAGGATGACATGAACTATGAGTTGACCGAAGAGATGACGGAGTTCCGCCCTGAGACCGAGCGCATGCTCTGGGGATTGGGTTTAGCAGGGAACGCCTTTAAGAAGGTCTACGAAGATCCGATTTTAAAAAGACAAGTTTCTCTTTACGTCCCTGCTGAGGATATTGTAGTACCATACGGTGCTCCAGATCTAGAATCTGCAGAACGTGTTACCCATGTGATGAGAAAGACTGAGCATGAGCTCAACCGTTTACAGTTATCCGGTTTTTACCGTGATGTAGATCTTGGCTCTCCATCTAGCGTATTGGATGAAGTAGAGCAAAAGATTGCCGAGAAGCTCGGCTTTAAAGCAGTTCAAGATGATCGCTTTAAGATCCTTGAGATGCAAACCAATTTAGATTTGCCCGGCTTTGAGCATCGTGATGACGATGGCGAATTGACCGGCATGGCTTTGCCATATGTAGTCACTATCGAAAAATTTAGCGGAACCGTATTATCTATCCGCCGTAATTGGAAGGAAGGCGATGACACGTTTAAGAAAAGAAAGCATTTGGTCCACTATGGGTATATACCCGGCTTTGGTTTTTATTGTTTTGGTCTCATCCATCTTATTGGCGCTTACGCTAAAAGTGGCACTTCAATCATACGTCAGTTGGTCGATGCGGGATCCCTCAGCAATTTGCCGGGTGGCTTTAAGACCCGTGGCTTGCGAGTTAAAGGTGACGACACACCGATAGCTCCCGGAGAATTCCGTGATGTAGACGTTCCAAGTGGTGCGATGAAAGACAACATCATGCCGCTCCCATATAAAGAGCCAAGCCAAGTCTTGTATTCTTTATTAAACACTATTGTTGAAGAAGGACGTAGATTTGCAAACACAGCAGACCTCCAAGTTACCGATATGTCGGCCGCCGCACCTGTCGGCACAACACTGGCAATTCTTGAGCGCACACTTAAAGTTATGTCCGCTGTACAGGCTCGCATCCATTACAGCCTAAAACAAGAACTTAAGTTACTTAAAGAAATCATTGCTGACAATGCGCCAGCAGAATATGACTACGAACCTGAAGTGGGTAGCCGTAAAGCCCGCAAGTCAGACTATAAGAGCGTAGACGTTATCCCTGTATCTGACCCTAATGCTTCTACATTGGCTCAGAAGATTGTGCAGTTCCAAGCTGTATTGCAGTTGGCGCAGTCCGCTCCACAGTACTACAACTTGCCATTCTTGCACCGTGAGATGATCGAGACTATCGGCATTAAACATGCACAAAAGATTATTCCGTTGCCAGAAGATCAGAAGCCTCAAGATCCTGTAACAGAGAATCAAAACATCCTGATGGGCAAACCAGTTAAGGCGTTTGCATACCAAGATCACCAAGCTCACATCGCAGTTCACATGTCAGCTATGAATGATCCTAAGATTGCCCAGATTATCGGTCAAAATCCACAAGCACAAGTATTGCAAGGCGCTATGATGGCTCACATTAACGAGCACTTAGGCTGGGCATACCGTGTAGAGATCGAGCAAAAGCTCGGAATGAATCTTCCTCCAATGGAAGACGAGTCCGGAGAGCAGACTCACATGGATCCAGAAGTCGAAGCACGTCTTGCACCGCTATTGGCTCAGGCTGCACAACAGCTATTACAGCAAAACCAACAGCAAGTTGCCCAGCAGCAGGCTATGCAGCAGGCTCAAGACCCACTGGTTCAGCTCCAGCAACAAGAAATGCAGATCAAACAGGCCGAGCAACAACGCAAAGCCCAGAAAGATATGGCAGATATACAGTTGCGCCAGCAGCAACAGCAGATCGAACGGGAAAGAATCGCTACACAAACCCGTTTGCAAGGCGAAAAAGCTGCTATGGATGTCAAAATGGATGCAGTCAAGCTCGCTATGGAGCAGCAAAAAGACAAAACCGAGTTGGCAACCAAAGCCGCTATGGAAGCATTCAAGCATGTTAGCTCACATGCCCAAGCAAACCAGCAACATCATGAGAATTTAATGGCTGATGCACTGAAGAACCATCTAGACGTGAAGGTTCAACGTGAAATGGCTCAACATAAACAGAAGGAAACCCCAAAGAAAGGTAAATAATGGACGCTTTTGAAGTTCTATTGGACGAAATAGACAAAAAAGTAGTGAATTTGAAGGATTGGATTGGAGCCGGACAGGCAAAAGATTTTGGTGACTACCAAAAAACGTGTGGTGAGGTAAGAGGTCTACTGACCGCACGGCTTTTTATAACAGACCTCAAACAAAGAATGGAGCACTCGGACAATGAGTAATCTAGATGTATCACAGGCAGTAGATTTATCGCAAGTCTTGAACAAATCAGACGAGCAAAAAGCCACACAACTACCTAAACCGCAAGGTTACAAAATATTGTGTGCAATTCCTGAAGTAGAGAAGGAATACGAGAGCGGACTTATCAAAGCAGACCAGACTATCCAGACCGAAGAAGTGCTTACTACAGTGCTATTCGTGGTGGCTCTAGGCCCAGACTGTTATACAGATAAGGAGCGTTACCCAACTGGTCCATGGTGTCAGGTAGGAGACTTCATTTTGGTACGCCCAAATGCAGGATCCCGTTTGCTTATTCATGGAAAAGAATTCCGCATCATTAATGAAGATTCCGTAGAGGCAACCGTAGAGGATCCTCGTGGAATTAAACGTAAATAAGGAGCCGGACAATGGCAGAAACACAAGAATTTAAGTTTCCTGATGAGATAGAAGCTGAACAAAAGTTCGAAGTTGAAAAAGAACCAGAAGAGCAGATTGATATCGAAATTGAGGATGACACCCCAGAAGAGGATCGTGGTCGCAAGCCAGCAGATCCAGAAAAGGTCAAAGCTTTAGAAGTAGAAGTAGATGAGCTAGACAAGTACAGCAAGGAAGCAAAGGACAAAATGATCCAGATGAAGCGTGTCTGGAACGATGAGCGCCGTGCTAGAGAACAAGCTGAACGTGAGCAAAAAGCCGCTATTGAGGCTATGCAGCGCCTATATCAAGAGAATCAACGTATTAAAAACATGTTGACGGACGGAGAAAAGGAATACAAAGAAGCTAAGAAGGATTCTGCAAAAGCCGCAGTAAAAGAAGCCAAGCGTTTATACAAAGAGGCGTATGAATCTGGTGACTCAGAGTTGATGGCTGAAGCTCAATCTGCACTGACTAAAGCGCAGTTAGATCTTGAAAAAGTGAAGAATTTTAAACTTCCTCCTTTACAAGAAGAGAAATTTGAGGTAAAAAGTCAACAACAGCCTGAAGTTGCGCCACGTCCTGACGATAAAGTTATGGCATGGCAGCAAAAAAATCCTTGGTTCGGACAGGACGAAGAGATGACAGCATCAGCGCTTGGGCTACACGAAAAGCTCAAACGTCAAGGTGTCGTAATAGGCTCAGACGATTACTACGCAAAGTTAGACGCAACAATGCGTAAAAGATTCCCCGAAGAATTCGGAGAACCAGAAGTAGAAGTTAAGCCCAAAGAAGACGCTCCCAAGGCTAAATCGAACGTAGTAGCTCCGGCTAGTAGGACGACAGCGCCTAAGAAGGTCCGCCTTTCCACATCGCAAGTTGCGATCGCTAAGAAACTAGGACTAACCCCAGAGCAGTACGTTAAAGAACTTTTGAAAATGGAGGCCTGACATGGCTAATGCACCAAAGAGTAGTAGAGATTTAGAAACCCGTGAATTTCAGGAGCGTCCTAAGCAGTGGATGCCACCAGAACTTTTACCAGAGCCGGACAAACAACCGGGGTTTGCTTATCGTTGGATTCGTGTTTCAATGCTGAACGCAGCCGATCCTCGCAACGTTTCATCGAAATTGCGTGAGGGCTGGGAGCCAGTAACTATTGAAGAACAACCCAAATTTAAACTGCTAGCCACTCGTGAAGGTCTCTATAAAGACAATATCGAGATTGGTGGATTATTGCTTTGCAAGATTCCAGAAGAGTTTGTAGAACAGCGCATGGCTTATGAGGCCGGCCAAACTCAAGCTCAAGCGGAAGCTGTAGACAATAATTTAATGCGCCAAAGTGACGCACGTATGCCTATCTTCATGGAGAGAAAGTCTACGGTTAGCTTTGGAAATGGTTCTTAATTTATTAGGAGTATTTAAATGGCTTATCCTACAGTTTCGGCCCCTTACGGTCTAAAGCCAGTTAACCTAATTGGCGGTCGTGTATTTGCTGGTTCTACCCGCATGTTCCCGATCAACAACGGTTATAGCTCTTCTTTGTTCAACGGTGACGTTGTTCAAATCGGTGCAGCCGCTGGTACAGTTGGTTCTCTGGTAGTTTCTTCTCTTCAACCTACAACAGCTAACGGTGGTACTGCTGGTACTATCGGTGTTTTCGTTGGTTGCGAGTATTCAACAACTGGTGGTCCTATCTACGGTAAAAACCGTTATCAATTCTGGAATGCTTCTACAGCAGCTACAGATGCGATTGGTTATGTTGTAGATGATCCTCAAGCAGTATTCCAAACCGTTGTATTAGGTCAAGGTTCTAACAGCTCTACTATCCAGTACATTAACCCAGCTTTCGTTGGTTCTAATGCTTACTACTTAGGTAATGCTAATAGCAACACTGGTTCTACAACTACTGGTGATTCTGCCGCTGGTATCGCTATCGCTACTACCGCTATCGGTACAGGCGTTATCGCTCCATTGTCAGCTACTGCTCCATTCCGCATTGTTCAAGTCGTTAAAGAGTCTGCAGTTACTGTAACTGGAACTGGTACAACTAGTTCTTCTACATTGACATTATCTGCAGCAGTTACTGGTTTGCAACCCGGTATGGTTGTAGCAGGTCCCGGCATCCTTGCTGGTTCCAACACTTATGTAACATCCGTAAACGGCACTACAGTTACTTTGAACCAAGCAGTTGGTACAAACCAAAGTTCTGCAGCGCAGTTCTCATTCACTGGCTATCCAGAAGCATTAGTAACATGGAACTTCGGTTACCATAGCTACTTCAATGCTAATGGCATTTAATAAGGAGCTATAAATGGCTATTTCTCGTGCCCAACTACTAAAAGAGCTCTTGCCCGGTTTGAACGCTTTGTTCGGATTAGAGTATGCTCGCTACGGTGAAGAACATAAAGAGATCTATGAAACAGAGACCTCTGAGCGTTCTTTTGAAGAAGAAACAAAACTGTCAGGCTTTAGCGCTGCACCAGTCAAGAACGAAGGCCAAGCCATCGCTTACGACAATGCGCAAGAAGCATGGACAGCTCGTTACAACCACGAAACTATCGCCCTTGGCTTTAGCTTGACTGAAGAAGCAATCGAAGATAACCTCTACGATTCTTTGTCAGCTCGCTACACCAAAGGTCTAGCTCGTGCTATGGCTTACACCAAACAGGTTAAAGCTGCTGCAGTATTGAACAACGGTTTCAACAGCCAAGTTACTTATGGTGACGGCCAATCTTTGTTCTCTACAGCGCACCCATTGATCTCTGGTGGTGTTAACGCCAACACTCCATCTACTCCTGCTGACTTGAACGAAACTGCATTGGAAAATGCTGTTATTCAAATCGCTGGTTGGACAGATGAGCGTGGTCTCTTGATCGCTGCACGTCCTAAGAAATTGGTTGTTCCACCTGCACTCCAGTTCGTTGCAACTCGCTTGCTCGAAACTGAATTGCGTGTTGGTACAAACAACAACGACATCAACGCTATTAAGAACAACGGTTCCGTTCCAGAAGGTTACACAATTAACCACTTCTTGACCGCAACTAATGCATGGTTCTTGACAACTGATGTTCCTAACGGACTCAAGCACTTCGTACGTATCCCATTGCAAAACAGCATGGACGGCGACTTCGATACTGGTAACGTTCGTTACAAGTCTCGTGAGCGTTATTCCTTTGGTGTTTCTGATCCATTGGGTATCTACGGTTCTTACTAATCTAATTAGTAAACCTGAAGACCCCGCTCAAAAGGCGGGGTTTTTTCTTTATAATGACGCATGAAGATAATCTACGATCTAGGCGCACATAACGGGAACGATATCCCGTATTACTTAACTAAGGCTGATAAGGTAATAGCAGTAGAAGCCAATCCGGATTTAGCGCAAAAGCTTAGAGAACGGTTCAAAGATGAGCCAAGAGTAGTAGTTGAAGAATGCGCAGTAGTCGCAAATGACGAAACAATCGCCTACTTTTACGTTCATAATGACGATGTACGTAGTGGATTAGACCCACAAGAGGACTTAAATAACTACAAATCTATCAAAGTTCCTGCAAAAAACGTGGTAGATCTGGTCAAAAAACACGGAAATCCCTACTTTATCAAGATAGATATTGAGTTTGTAGACCATTTAATCCTTGAAAAATTGCTTAAAAACAACATAAAACCGCCCTATATTTCCGTAGAAATGCACAAAATAGAGGTGTTTTCTCTGTTAGTTTCGACAGGAAAATACAATAAATTCAAGATAGTAGATGGTGGATCCGTGCATATTGAGTATCCACAGTTTCCAGTTCATGCGGCAGGACCGTTTGGCGAGGATATTAAAGGCGAATGGCTAGACTCTGACCAGATATCCAAAGTTATATCCCAAGTTGGGACTGGCTGGAAAGATCTTCACGCCTGCTTATAGCATTCTACGCAAAGGCTTTCCAAAGCTCTGCCGGGATTCTCTGGTTCTAACATCTGAATATCTTCTAGGTCGCTTTCACGATATTTGGTTCTGCGGATATTTTTAAATCCAATCCAGTTAAGCCAGAACGAAAGCGTCTCATAATCCCATCCCATCTTGTGCCCGTGATTGTGTAGCATGCCCATAAATATTGAGCCATCTGTAGGATAGTCTCCACCAAGATAAGCGTTACGGTAAGCATCTAAAAATTCTCTGTCATGCTGAAGATACTTCATGCACCACAGCTCTAAATCAGGAACCAATATACGCATGATTGCGCCGCCATTCATGGACGCATAACAACGATACAAAAACCGTATTCCTTCTTGGTAGCTTAGGTGCTCTAGGAAGTGGCAGTGATACACAACATCCACATCTTTAAATGGAAAGTGTTTACTTAAATCTACATTTAAATATATATCTGAGTCAGGCTTACCATCCTCAAAGCCTACGTTAATGTAGCCATCAAATATATTGCCACCGCAACCTAGATTAAGCTTGGTCATACTTGCCATGCACCGTGCTAATGGTATGGTCGTTATCTGTCAAAGCCATTGGAGGAAATGACGCAACGCTTAAGGTCTTACAGAAAGCCGCAGCCATAGCACAATCCATTCCGGGCGGTCTAGCAATCCATTGACGCACATTAGGAATATCAATCTCTACAGTCTCTGTAATTGGGTCTAGTATTTCCAAGAACCGCTTTGCACCAGCAGGGCTAATGGTATAGCAGCAACTTCCAAACAAGTAATGCAACTGCATGAAGATAGGATCTATTGGATTGTTCAGATACTCTTGTTTATTAGCTCTCATATGCTCTTGGCTAAAGCGCATGCTTACCGGACTTAACGTAGGGTACATGCTGACAAATAACTCTGCATCAAAGTTCCAGCCCCATGCAATAAAGTCATATGGGTGTTTAGCCTCTATAAGGCCGTTTACAGCCCTTTGTAGGTCTTTGTGTAGCTCTGCATCATCTTCACAGATTAAGAAGTCCTCAGAGCCTTCTGCGCACCGTTTCCATAGCTCTATGTGGGATAGGGCATTAGCACGGGCATATTTGTTGTAATCACCAATAGGCTCTAGATCCGTGCCATCAACCGCATCAAATATCTGGAATTCCATATGCTGGTTTACGTTTAAAAAC